TTCTTTTTGTTGTTAATTTATTTAGTTTTTTTGACTTATGTCGTTTTGGATACTGTTTTTGTAGTTGTGATTGTAGTTTAGCATGTTTCTTGTTGTAGAATTGGTTGATGGATTTGAGTGGTTTACCATTAATGATTGTTGGTTTGATGGAAACAGTATCGAAACAGGTCATTAAGTTATTGACTCCAAGGTCGATAGACAACCAGGAATCATTAGGTGGAAATGCTTGTACTACTTCTTTTTCATAGACAACCTCAATGATATAGCAACTGGACTGTGGTACTATTCTTACTTGTTTCAGGCTTCCAGCTGGAATTTTAGTCTTTAGTGGTCTTAGGTCAGTTTTCTTTGGAAAATTAATTGTCTCATCTTTTTGTAGCCTCATTTGTTGAGAAGTAAAAATAAGTATATTTCTGCCGTCCAAACTGTCTTTGTATTTAGGAAACTTTGGGCATCCGTTTAATGATTTCTTGTTCTTTTTATACATTTTTAGTAAAGCAAAATAGCTCTTCATGTTCTTGTCCATCACCATCATGATCTGCTGAGCAGTTGCAGCTGGAAGAGCAATGAAAGAAGGATTCTGCTCATTGTAGAACTTTTTATACATTTCACTGTACCTCATCCACTTGCCGGTTGCTTCAAAATGATTCTTGGTGGTCCAAAGGCAGGTATTGTACAAGTTTTTCGATAGGAATGCTAAATGGTCAATCACTTGCCATTCGGTGTTCTTGTTGGATTTTTTAACTATATGTTGTTCTACTTGGACCATGAATTGTTACTTTTATATAAACTATTTAATATTTTTCTTATATAATATATATTAAAACAAAAATTTTCATAAAATGATTTAAAAAATGTGTTATGAAAACTAATAATATATATTTAAGATTATTATTTAGTTTTTACAATATTGGTTGTATAAATTAAAGTAAAAATATTTTTATTTTTAGTTTTGTTTGAATCAAAGTAGTTACAAATTATTTTCAATTATTTTCAATTATTTTTAAAATTCTTGTTACAAAGTGATTAAAAACTATGTATAAATAATTAGTAATGCTAATCATTCAAAATATATTATAATATTATAATAAATTATAGTTGCGACAACAACAATTGTTCTTTCGATGGATGTTAGTCTTTGAATGGATTCTTTTCACATCGACAATTGCTCTTTGAATTTATTCTTTAATTCTTTTTATTTTTCTTCTTTTGATGAGTATAAAAACTAAAATATATTTAACAACATTTTTGAGACAAAATCATATGATTTCAATTTCCTTCAACCTTGACAAGTTCAAGATCATTAAAAACGAACAAGGCCTCTATCTAAAAGAGCTTGTTCCAACAACACCTGAGAGAGAATCCTTCAGGGTTCCTGACTACTGCTATTTTGAAGTACAAAACGGAAAAATAACAATAACTGTTGTTGAAGATATTTTCGATGAAAAAGAAAGTCTTCAAACATTCGCTACAAAAGGTGTAAAATGTTCTTCACTTCCAATTTCAGATGGTGAGTAAATGAAACAGAATATTATTATTGATGGAAGTTTCCTTCTCCACCAAACATACCATGTCACAAATCTTATTTTCGATACTAAAAAGAAAGTTCCTACCACGGAAGAGTTCTTTGATCTTTTCTTTGATAAATTTATAAAGGATCTTAACCGGATTATTTTATTGTTTGATGACGTGGATAGAATAATTCTTTGTTTGGATGATAGGTCATGGAGAAAAAATATTTCAACTTCTTATAAAGGCAATCGGATTAAGAAACCGGAAGACAAAGAAAAGTGGGAAGCCATTTATAAAACTTGGGACGAGACAGTCAGAAGAATATCTGAAGTGTCAACAAGTAATGGTATTCTGGTTAGTAGATGTGAATCAATGGAAGCGGATGACTTAATTTATTTTTGGTCGGACTATTTTTTCAGAAATGGTGATAATACTTTAATTATTGGAAATGACAATGACTTGATTCAGTTGATTAAATTTGATAATGAAAAATTAAATTTTGTAATATACCTTCAATTTATATTTAATAATAAACGTCTTTGTGTGGTTCCAGGAACCTTGTCAGCTTTGGAGAAACATGAAACAAGTCAAAAAGAAAATAAATGTTTTGATATTTTCTCTGAAGACTTTTTCAAACATCAGGTGGAAGACAATTCCAATTTAATTAAAAAGATTCTTAATAAGACTATCACTCTTTATGAAATTTATCCAGAAACAATAGTAACGGAGAAAATATTTTTAGGAGATTCATCCGACAATATTTTTAGCTGTTATGTTTGGAAAGGTAAAAACGGTTCCAGGGATAAAAGGGTAACAAAGAAATTTCATGAAGATGTAATAGAACAACCCAATTTTTCTCTTAGCCGTTTAGTAAGTCAAGATGCTCAACTTTTAGAAACTATTAAAATTCTTTTTGAGAGCAGGTCAAAGAGTAATATTGATATGAATCTATTAAAGGAAAATTTAGCGATGAATACAAGGTTGATTTATCTTTCGAGAGATAGTTATCCAAAAGACCTTCTTCCGAAAGTATTGGAACATATAAAAAATCAATTATGTTCAGAACAATATTTGAAATTAGGTAGGTATAAAAAAGAACAATTCTATAAAGATCTTGGTTTGGACGTCCAAGAAAAATCAATAACAATTTACGCGTAGAGAAAAAATGTTTAGTAAAAAAGTAGTAACTTCTGATAATAAATTTATTAAAAGTAAATCAGCGGCAAAGAAACCAGTAGCAGCTGTTGAAAAAAAGAAAAAGGTCTTCCCGGTTCAGAAAATTTTAGATGTTGCTTGGAAGCCAAAAGAATATAGTCTCCTGACCAACAAAGATAAGGACAAAGCATATTTTATATTAAACCGGTTTATGGCCATTCAATATCCGATTCATGCTGCAGTAGTAAATAGAATGAATATGAACACTTCAGCAGTGGTTGATTATTGGGTATATACTTTAAGAAAATTGTACAATGCTACACCTGGTTGGTTCTATACTAAAGTCAATAAAAATTTCAGTATAGACATTGGTTCAAATACCGATAAATTAGACAAAGAATTGATAGCATTATATATAAAGGTATATGAATGTTCCTCTAAAGATTTGACAGACGGTTTATTATTGGATTCGGAAAATACCAAAAATAAATTGGATGAGCTTCAAGGTTTGTTAGATTGGGAGAAAACAAAAGTTAACCAAAAAAATAAGAAAGAATAAATGTCCATCAAAGTAGAGAATATTGGAGATTATTTAGTAGTCAGGAACCAACAAAGTTACCGGAACGTGGCAACATTTGATTCTGTTGATGATATTATCACTAAATCAGCACCGAGTGTAGTAGTCTTGAAATATTTTCGTTATTCCATAAATTTTTCAAGTTTTAGTGATTGGTTAGAACTAACAACTACTAAACTTAATGAAATTAATGCTTTGCTTCAAGGCAAAGACCAATTTGAATTTTGGTTGGATTTTAAATTTCAGTTAGGAGGAACCTCCGGCTACTTTGAATATTCTTCTGTTAGCTTAGGTCTTACTTTGATACCGGATAAATTTGAGGAAATGCCAAATCAGGTCTATGAGGTTCTTCAAGAAGAATCTAGATATAAACCTATCGAAACATTTCATTCAACATTTGATATTTATAATCAAATAAAAACATTTGATTTGAATCGTCAGATGTCATACTATGTTAATGAATTATTCGGACATAATGTAGCATACTACAAGGCTGACCCAATTTATGAATCAAAGGATTCACTTTTAATGGAGTGGGGACTGATGAATTATAGAGATGGTAAGCATATTAAGATTATGCTACCTGATAATTCATTTCCGGATCCCTCTTGGACAATTTCACCTATCGAAGGTGTTAATTTTGAACAACCATTTGAGATTCATATAGACAAAAATTATTTTGAGCAAGAGTTTGGTGTCAATCAACGGCCACAAACAGATGACGCGTTGTTCATTGATAGAATGGATAGATTTTATTTGATTCTCGACTGTGAATTGGTTAGGTCGTTTATGAACAAACCGGTATATTACAAATGTAACTTAGTTAAGTTCACCAAGAAGTCATATATTTCCGGTTCTCCCGAAACAATGGAGCAATTTGATAACGCTGCTACCAGTTTTACTGAACTTTTAGGAATGGATATTAAAGAAGAGATGATGGATGCTACCAACAGAAAACAACTCACTATTAAAAGCAATAGATTTGATCCTGTTATGTTATATAAAGAAAATTTCAATACTAAATTGGTAACGGACTATGAATTAATGAATGATGATATTATAGTATCACATAACTACTATGACTTTAATAGAATTTATATAGAAGATGGAAGAATACCTTGTGTTTTCTATAATATTAAAGAACAGATAACTGAATTGAATACCCGAACCCTTACCAATTGGTTTTACTTGAAAGAAGAGAAGAAATATTCAAAACCAATTATTTCAGTAGTTGCTACAAGGGATGAAATTATTCTTGATTTTGAATACAATTTACCTACTAATTTCAGGGTCGGAGATTTGGTTAAAATTTACAAGAAGGACAATACTTTTAGTTTCAATGTTATTATAACTGAAATACTTTTTGATAGAGAACAGATAAAAGCAGTTTGGGAGTTTGATACTGATTATACCTCTATTACAACTGATGTTCCGGATTGGCAATCTTTCACTAATTTATTCTTTGAAAAAATAATAGTTGATAACTTTATCGGTAACATTCAAGATCATAGAGGATTTTCAATCGATTTAATAAATTATCAGAACCTACGTATCAGATTTGATGATTACATTCAAACTTTCACTTTGGCCAACCCACTGGAGTTTGGTAAATGGTATTCTATTATTTTAACAATATCCCATGAGCTGAATCAATTTAGTTACTATATTTACACTCCTCAAGAAAACAAAAATGATTTGAAATTGGTGGAAACATTTAATTGTAGTTTAGATATTTTCGATGAGGTTGACCGTTCCATAATATATGGAAACAATGAGATGTTTATCCTTGCAAGTCCATTGATTATGACAAATATTAGATGGTTGAATTCTACTATAATAGAGGAGAAGCATTCAATCTTTTTAAATCAAATTTTAGTATCTGATTCATCTAAATGTTTAATTATTGATAACTGTGAACAGAAAAATTCACTACCATATATAGGATCTGCTAAATAAAATGAAGACCAAAAAAAATAGATCAGTTTCTGATTCACTGTTACAACATGAGTTAGATAAGAAATTACAAATTGATGATATCATTGCTAATATTCAGGATGAGATGGAAAGTATCGACATATGCAGTGACACTAAAATTATTGAAGATAAAAAGAATATTATAGTTGATATTAATCAGCTTGAAGAAGATTGTAAAAAAGAATCAGCAATTTTTTTAAAAGATATTGTTCAATTTTACGGTAAAAATTATTTAGACCAATTATCAACCGACTTTTATATTATTTCGAAAATGAAAGAGGACCAAGAAATTTTATCGGACCTTAAATTTCAGTCTAAAATTGCAAAAATATCAACTCAGAAGTTAATTGAAAATATATTATCTGATCAACTATATTTTAGAAATTATGAAGGAATAAGAAACCTTCAACAATCTGTCTTAGAAATAATTCGTCATATAATACAAATAGAACGAATCATGGAAGATTTCTATAAATATTATTTTAAAACATTAGATTCTGAATCAGGTGGAGGTAAAACTAATCAGATTTCAGATGTCAAAAAAGACAGATTAATATTATCGTCGTCCGAACTTATCGAGATGTACGAAGTAAAAGAAAATTCCATGTAAATGAAGAATAATTTTGGAAGTAGTCTTGAACTTATAGAGTATAAAGACGAAAAACAAGAAATAGAATATAATAATGATATAATTTGGGACACCAAACAAGTTAATCAATTATTAGAAAAAATAAAAAGAAGGGAATCCATAAAAGGACCCACTCCCTTCTTCGAAGGGAAGAATGACCTTCGAAAAGGTAATATTTTATTTGAGTTAACTCCTACTGAAATTGAAGAATTTATTAGGTGTAAAAATGATGTTCTGTACTATGCAGAGCATTATTGTTTTATCACCAATTCTGGTAAAGTATTTAAAATTCCATTAAGAGATTACCAAAAACGAATACTTAAGGCGTTGCAAGAAGAGGACATGAATATTATACTTTCTAGCCGGCAGTCGGGTAAAACAACAATAATTGCCATATTTATGTCATGGTACATGAATTTTCATAATAATCGATTTTGCCTTACTACAGCGCATAAAGAAATGGGCATGTACCAGACTTTAAGAAATATACATCTACTTTATGAAAAATTACCATTCTTTCTAAAACCAGGTATAATTCAGAAAGCAATAAAATCTATGTCTTATGACAATGCTTCACATATACAGGGTAGTACCACTACTGCAGATTCTGGGCGTTCATTTCCTGTTAATCTACTTTTTACAGATGAATTTGCATTCGTAAAAGAATCAATAGCGGAAGAATTTTATACTTCTCTTCTCCCAACACTATCGGGACAGGACAATTTTAAATTTATTATTGCTTCAACTGTTAATGGTTATAATCAATTTGCTAAAATATTCATAGCCGCTAAGAAAAAGGAAAATAGTTTCATTCCGCATCAAGTGGATTGGTGGGAAGTACCCGGAAGAGACGAAGCATGGAAAAATAACATGATTAGGAATCTGGGCTCCGTAGCGGCATTCGAACAAGAGTATGGAAATAAGATTTATAATGAGAGTGACGGTTCCGTTGAAATTTACGATCAACGTTTTTTGACAAAAATCAAAACAAAATTTATTTCATCAACCGACCCATCACTGTACAGAAACGTGAATAATGATTGGCTTCAATATTTAAAATTCAATCCCAATATACCATTCGATAAATTTGACAATGATTATAAATTAGTTATTTCAATTGACTTTGCCGATGGTATTGGAAAGGATTATACAGTTGCTTCTATTTTCCGGATATCTCCTATGAGTCCAGCCCAGTTGAAAAATCCAAAGATGGTAATAGATGATGAATATAGTTTTTTCGGTTTACAACAGCTCGGAATTTGGAGGTCCAATATAATTGACCTTGATAAATTTGGTGAAGGGCTGACTGATTTCTTATATAAATATTTGGACCAACAAAATGTTATTTTAGTTGTCGAAGTAAATGATTTCAGATGGCAAGTGGTCAATAATGTTCTGAAATCAAACTCCAAGTACAAAGAATGTATTTATATGAGGACTAAACATAGTGCCACTAAAAAGCCTCCTAAAATAGGAGTAAGAATTGATAGAGGAAATAAAAAGATATATTTTAATACTTTGAAGAGATATATAAGTAATAAGAAGATTAAAATATATGAAGAAAACACTATAGATGAATTAATAAGTTTTGGTATCAATGAAAAAGGTGAATATGTTTCAGGAACAGGTAATGATGATATTTGTATGTCTATTCTAAATACTATACCGATGTTCGAAAATGAAATTTTTCATGAAATGGTCACTGAAATATTCGAAGAAAGTTATCGACAATCCTATGGAGTTGATCCAAATAAATTACTGAAAAAAATTAGAGAAGAAGACCCACAAGGATTTTTCTATAGCGATTTATTAAAAGAGTTGAATCAGAAATAGTTATTTTCTGTAGAATTCTAAAGTAATATATACATTATAAAACAAATTTTGAAATAAAATAAATTTAAGACAAATGGCAAAAATAGCACTTAATCTTGATCAATTTAAAGCGTCCGGTGTATATACATTGGAGTATGATGCTTCTGAACAGATCATTATAAACACACAGACCATAAGGCTTATTATTGGATTCAGCCGTAAAGGCATTTTCAATGCTCCTGTTTATCTACCTGATGCGAAAACTGCTAAGACAGTTTTTGGAGACATTGATACTTACTTAGAAAAGCAAGGCTCATTTTTCCATAGAATGATTTATACCGCATTGACAGTAGGACCAGTATATGCTTTGAATCTCTTACCATTAAATAACCATAGTGATTTAGGTGATAAGGTTCCTTATCAATCATTTTCATTATCGACTACCGAAATAAATGGAAATAAAATTTATAAACTATATTCTTCGTTCTTTAACAAAGAAAGATTTTGGTTCCCTGACCAAGAATATTTTTTAGCAAATGTTAATTCTCCTGGCTCAGTAAATTCCGGAAAACTATTAAATGTAGTTAATCTTGGGCAGAAACCAGTTTCTGTTTTGATAAGAAAAGCAAGACCTAAAGAATTTAACGTCACTGCAGTTGAATGGTATGGAATAGGTAATGTACCACCGTATATTTATGATGATGATTATTTATCAGATTACTTTATACAAGTATTAGCAGTAGAAGGCGATTGGACAGATTATAAACGCCTTTCGGAAGATCCTATCTTCTCTGAATATTTTACAAGAGAAGGTTTGAAAAAAGGAAAGATGAGAGAATTCTTATCTGCTCCTGAAGTAACAACTATAGCAGAAACAATCGGTACAATCATTCCTGATTTTGTTGATAAACGCGAGGTCAATTATTCAATTGATACTTTAATGAATCAAAAATTCGCTTCTACCGGTTTGTTTATAGCAATTGATAGAAATGCACTTGATGAGTACACTGCGTTTAATAACGAGTCTGATTCTGATAATTATTCAGCGATTGACCTTATCGGTCATAACATTGCAAAAGGAGCTGAGTTTGATGATGTTAACGGAAGAACAAATCCGGAAATTATGGATTTTATTTCATACCGTACCGGTATAGATACTTCTTATGTTTTCGATTTTGCAGCTTCTATGACACAAGATACTTTTGATTCAGTTTCCTATAATTTAGGTGGATCAGATAAATGGTATTGGGAATCTCAACATTTAGGTGGAGAATACGGATACTATTATAACACCATAGTAGTCAAGAAACCAGCAACCGAGTATCAAGATAGTTTAGATTTAATTGAGTACTATAAATTGAAAAATTTATTAGTTCCTGAAAAATCTCTTATCAAATACGCAGTTGAAGAATATTCAGAAAATGGTTTCCCTACAGCATACCATTACGGTTTAGTGAAACGTGTATATGAAGTGGAAGAAAACTTTGGAATGGTTTTGAAAATTGTTTTCTCCAATAAACATAAATCAAATGACATTTTAAAGGATGTTAATAATAACCAAATAAAATTTGCAATTCAAGCGATTCAAGACGATACTGGTTCTACCGACTATGCAAGAATCAAAGTTGATGCAACAAGTGTTTCTGAATCAGATAGAGCAGAATATGACAATTATGTTCCAACAGATAATGTATTAATCAAAAATCCGGTGGATGGTGAATTTTATTACTTATCATTTGTAGACTATAATGGTGAAACACTCGGTGGAGTTGCTGACATAGTTAATGGTACTTCAATTAATTTGTATGTTAAAAAAGATAATAATTATAATAAATTAGTTTCTTCAATTTCAACAATGTTGAACTCTAATTCAGTTGAGCAAGATAAAATCGAAACAGGTGATGATTTTGCCCAAGCTTTGAAAATTTACGCTTATCCATATAAAGGAACTTCAACTTGGTTAGTAAATAGATTAAATCTACCTGGAACAGTTGAAGATATGAGTAACGATATTGAATTCTTCGCAAAACCGGACAGAGTTTATTTATATACACCAGGACAAAACGAAGAACAACTACCAACTATAAGTGCTATCCGTTCCGATACTGGTTCGAGATTATATAATTTCTGGGACTTGGGTATTATTCAAGATGGTGATTTATTGAAGGTTAAATTAGGAGAAGGTAATATCAAATCCAAATACTTAGAGTTTGATCAAGTTATGGATCCTGATTCTGGTGCAGTTCTTTTACAAGTGAAACTTTGGGATTCATATACTCAAGCATATGACGCTTATGGTAATTTAGTTTCCGGAAAATTTGCTGTTATTGATGACGATGCTGATACATTTTCAGATATTCAATGGGACACATACATTGTTAACCAAATAGACAGTAATACATCATTTGAAATATTTACTGATTTCGGGGATGCTAAAAAACAAGTTCCTATTATTAACTCAAGTTTGAATGCATTAAGAACTGAATTTGCTATAACAAGAATGAACAAAGATTTAATCGAAGTCGGTGATTATATGGTTGGTTATAAAGTTGACCGTAATGGAGTCAAAGATTTCAGATTAACAAAAGTAATTTCAAAAATTAAACGTTATGACTCCGGTTTAAATGACAACGTTTTTGTTTATAAGACATTACTTCCAATTTATTTAGATGCTAATAGCATTGCTACTAGAATCAAAGACATTGAAGATTATATCGACGACTATAAATTATTCCATTTAGAAGGTTTCAAAATGACTGAATGGCATATGCCTTCTAAGAAAAATAAATTAGCTCAACTTGTTAAAATTCTCGGTGTACTGGATGAAGCAAATTCAAACTTAACCAAAATTTTAAAAGACAGAGATAAAATACAATTTAGATATTTGATAGACTCTTTTGATGGTTCTATTAATCCAAACACATATCCTAAAACATATTTGACACAGCTTGCTATGAAACGCCAGAAATGTTTAGCGATAATGAATGCTCCTGCGATTCAAGAATTTATAAATTCGGTTGATCCTAGATTCACAGAGGAACCTACACTTGAAGATCCTAAACCAATATTCAATTCTCGTTACATTCCTGACGGTGGAAATCTTTCATTAGGTCCTGCTTTTACATTCACTTTACCTGATGAAGCTAACGGTAGCAAATTTGCCGGTTACTTCACTCCTAACTTAGTTTTAAGAGAAAAAGGTAAGAATATAAGTGTTCCACCGGCCGCTCATGTTTCAAACAACTTTGTTCAGAAATTTATAAATGGAACACCATTCCATTTAGTAGCTGGAACAAAAAGAGGTATTATTTCTGATCCTAAATTAGTAGGACTTGAATATGACTTTTTGTTAGAAGATAGAGAATATTTACAACCTTTTGGCTTGAATCCTATTATTTACAAGAAAAATAAAGGATGTGTGATATACGGAAACAACTTAGCATATCAAAAAACAAAATCAGCGTTTAATAATTTACATGTTAGAGATTTGTTAATAACAGTTGAAGAAGCAATTGAAGATATTTTACAATCATACTTATTTGACTTTAATGAAGACACTATCAGACTTGAAATCAAAACAAGAGTAGAAAAATATTTAGAAGGCGTTAGAACAGCAGGCGGTATTTACAACTATGAAGTAACAATGGATGAGTCAAATAACACTACTGAAACAATTGCAGATCGTGTTGGAATCATTGATGTGTCAATTTCACCAACAATGGGACTAGAAAAAATAGTCAATAGAATAACCGTAACTCGATCCGATGGAGTAAAAGCTGAGGGATTTTCTTTCTAACCAACAACTTACAAAATAATTAACTATTTTATTAACTATCAAAGGAGGGATACAAAAATCCCTCCTTCTTTTGTTTAAAAAAGAGTAGTTTATCAGTAAAAATAATAAAATAGTTTTACTTATAAATATGTAGTATAAAAATGAAAATAATGAAACCAATAATTTTCTTCGATTTGGAATCAACCGGATTGGATACATCTAATGATCGAATTATGCAGTTTGCGGCCATAAAATTCAATACGGATGGTACTAAAAGAAAATTAAATCTTCAAATAAATCCGGACCATCCTATCTCTGATCATGCCTTTGAAAAAACAGGAATGACATTAGAAATGTTAAAAGACAAACCACTTTTTGAAGAAGTAGTTGAGCAGATATTTGAATTTATGAAGGGATGTGACATTGGCGGATATAATGTTTTGGGCTACGATATAGCGCTTCTTTTTAATGAATTTTATCGTTACGGTTATGTTTGGGATTTAGATGACATAAATGTCATAGACTCCTACCAAATGGAGATAGCGCTCACATCGAAAACACTTGAAAATGTTTACAAGAAATATACCGGTTTGGAATTAGTAGATGCTCATGATGCACTTTCTGATGTTAAAGCGAATATTAAAATTCTTGAAAAACAAATGGAATTGATTCCTAAAGAAGATGATGACATAGTTAAAAATGTTTATACTTTCTTGAAAATTGATAAAACAAAAATATTTGACCTTGCTGGGAAAGTTTATGTTAATGATAATCAGGTACCCTGCTGGAATTTTGGAAAGAACAAAGATAAGCCAATAGATGAAGATTTAGGTTATGTCAAATGGGTACTAACGACAGATTTTCCACCGGAGACAAAACTGAAAATAGTCAAATACTTAGAATCAGTGAAAAATAAGTAAATATAAACATAAATATATATAGTAACGAAAATTTTTAAAATATAAAGGATAAAAATAATGCCAGATATTTTTTCTACTCCTCCGTCGGAAGTAACGGAATCAGAAGCAAAGGATGCTTTACAGAAAAAAGAACAGGAATTGTCAGCCGCTAAAAATTGGTCAGCTGACCCAAATAAAGATAGACCAAAATTACAAATGCCAGAAGTCGGATGGAAAGTTTTACCACTTGACACATTACCTAGCAGAGGTAAATACTACCCTGAAAATTTTGAGCTACAAATAAAACCAGCAACTTCAAAAGAAGTTCGACACTTCTCTAGTGTTGATGAAAATGATCCACTTGACATACAAGAAAAAATTCATTTCATTATTAAGAATAATACTCGTTGTACCATGCCTTCACATAGCTACAAGGACATTGAAGAGATTGATAAATTTGCTGTCTTGTATGCAATCCGTGGGATAACTTTTAAGGAATCTCCACATCTAATTACTCGTTTACAATGTAATTTCTGTGGTGAAGAAGCGGACATAAATATCAATAGTGATAATTTTATGCAATTCTCTATAGACAAAGAACTCGAAAGGTTTTATAACGCTGAAGAAGGCGCTTTCAAATTTAAGATGGCTAATGGATTCGAATTTAGTTTATATCTTCCAACAATAGGTATTGCTGAATATGTCGCTACTTATATAACCAACCACGGTAAACAAAATAAATGGATAGATACTGACTTTTTAAATATAGCTCCATATCTATTCAGAACATATAAATTATTAGAAACTGACAAATTAGCATTTCAACAAAAAGCAATGTCCACCCTTAAATGGAATTCGGATGAAATGTCTATTGTAACAACCGTAATTGATGTGTTAAGAAAATCTGTAGACCCGAACGTTATTTATAAATGCGCTTCTTGTGGTGAGGTTAACAAACAAAACGTTTCCTTTCCGAATGGAATTAAAGGACTATTCATTGTCCATACAACAGATATCTTTAGTAAATTCTTATAGATGGTACGACTATATTGACTATCATAAAGGTAAAGTCAATATGCTAAATCAAATATATGAAAGTCTTTTTAGTCAGTTCCAAGTCAGTTATAAGCAACTATTAGAAAATGAATTTGTTTTTGCTTATAAAATGCATATAACTCCGAACATTATTGACGATATGGAATTTTTTAGGGTGGAATATTTAATAGAGAATTATAATGAAGAGATAAAACGTCAGAACGAAGCAGAAGCTAAACGGGCGGCGGAAGAAAAAAGACAAAGTGACCAACAAGAACGAAAAATGAAATCTGACCAGGCGAAATACAAGACGCCTAAAAAATAAATAAAAGATCAGGATTTCCACCTCCTGATCTTTTTTAGTAATATATACTATATGAAGAACGATGATAAAGTATCATCAACAATTTGTTTTATTTTATGTAAAAATATAAATGCAAAAATCAATCGAAACGTTAAAAGATGACGTGCAAAAATTATTAGAGAAATTTCAAACTAATTCATATAAGTTTGATTTAGAATCAACACAAAAAATGAATGATTGGGACAAATACGGAGTCATCCAAAAAGATATTTTTGATGGCAGTTTCCTGGAAATTTCTGAATTGAGAATAAACGACGACAAGTTTTCAGTACTGACTGACACCGGTTTAATTTTAACTAAATCTATCGATAAAGAAAGAAAATTCTTTCAACGAGTATTGAATGTCAATTCAGATGAATTGGAACAATGGGTAGAAACACAAGGTTATTATGATTGGATAGATGATAAACCAACAGTACAAATTAAAAAAACAAATGACGAGGTAACATTCTCGTTATATAATGGATATCACGAGCGTTTGAAAGAAGAATTATTTGAACAGAAATCACTAAACTCTAAATCATATTTGGCTGATGTGATTGCGAGAAATAAAGGTGGCTACTTGGTAGAAATTAATGGTATAGAAGCATTCTTACCTGGTTCATTGGCATCAGCTAATAAAATTATTAATTTTGATTCTTTAATTGGAAAAAGAATTAATGTTATGATAGAAGATTATATTGCTAATCTTGATGAAATAGTAGTGTCCAATAAAAAGTTCTTAAAATATGAGTTACCTAAGCGTTTGGGTGAGTTAGAACTAGGTGATTCAAAAATAGGGATCATAACAGGTACAACCAAGTTTGGTATATTTATTGAATTTGATGACATCTTTACCGGACTGCTACATACTTCAGAAATGAATCCGGATGTGCTATATGATTTCAAAGAAAGATTATATCAACCAGGGATGGAAATGGAAGTACTTATAAAAGAGGTAACGGCTAAAAATTCAATAATTTTAACCACTATACCTGAAAATATAATAACTTTCACTTATCCTAAAATTAAAGAAAAATACGAAGGACAGATAGTTGAAGGTACCGTGGTTTCGATTAGACCAGAATTAGGAGTTTTTGTAAGACTTAATTTGGATGAAAGAACGGACGTGACAGGATTAATTTTCCGGTCATATTCTAACAGACTATCCCTTAATTTAAATGACTTGATTAATGTAAAAATTGATTTTGTAGACACTGAAAAAGAAAATACAAGGTTGATTCCAGTTTAAGAAAAATAAACTCAATTATGGTTAAACGAAAATATACAGAGAAATACACCATTCTTGATCCTTTTATGGTAGGGTTTGAATTTGAATTTTATTCCAAATTCAAACCCACCGAATTACAAAAACTTTTAACAAAAAGTTTGAAAGGAAAAGAAATAAAGTTAGAATGGGATATAACACGGAAAGGAAATAAAATAACTAAAAAATTAAAATCAAATGCTTCTGATGATTCAAAAGTATCACTCTCCGATAAAGTTTTTAAATTAGAGATGGACTTTAGTGGAGGTGACGAAATGTATGAATTAGTGACCGGACCGATGGACTACCATGAATCGTTAATAATTCTAAAAAAAATATTTGATTTCATTGGATATTATGGCTCAACTACTGAGTTATGTGGATTACATATTAATGTTAGTTTAGAGAAACATAAAGAATTAAATATTCAACATCTTAACCTTCTGAAATTTGCTATGGATTTCGATGAAGAGAAGATTTGGAAATACTTTCCTAATAGAAAAAACAACGTGTACGCTAGTTCCATAAAACAATACTTTTTCACTACTCCGTATTTGTCATTCAAAGCAGACATCCCATTAACCGCTAAACTTATTGCTCCTCCGTATGACAAGTATTTTGGTGTTAATTTTACTAAAATTCCAAATAATTATATGGAATTTAGATATTTGGGTGGAGAGGATTATGAACAAAAATATAAAGAAGTAAGTGAACTAATTGAAGATTTCGCTTTTTCAATGTATGACACTTTGAAGGAACCTCTAATAACTAAAAAACAAGAAAAAATTCTAAAGAAAATGATAGATGATAATAAGTTTTTATTATCGAGTATCAATAGAATAGAAAATTTCAAAAATGTCTACCCTAATTTAATACTTTCGGTTGATTTGAAATCTGATTTAATGGTACTTAAAACATATCTGAGTCAGATTAGTATTATTATATGGAATTTGATAGCTAATTGTAAGGTCACCGAAGGACATATAAACTACGACACCGATACCTCTAAATTCCAAATCAAAGATGCTGATATCAAGAATGCTGTAAATTTGAATAGCTTGGAATTGATAGATTGTAAGTTCCAGGGTACCGGCAAAAACATCAGATTCTGGAATTGTGAAATAAATGAATCAATTTTAGAGAATGTTCATTTTGTTCAAAACAATACTTGCAAAACTATGAAAATAATGGATAGTATTTACGAACAGGATAATGAATTTGAAGATTGTTATATACTTAACAAGAACGACTATGAAATAACAGGAACCTTTAAAAATTGCGTTATTAGAAAAGGTACCTTATCGGATAGTGCGGAAGTTGATGATAAGTGTATTGTAGCGGAGGATATAATAGGATAATCATATGAAAGAAATAACAAAAGAATTTACTAATAAACTAAGATGCTTGACATTTGAACAATTTATGAATGATAATACATTCTTTAATAATTTTTCATTTTATTTTTTGGCTAAACAAAATTTTTCTAAAAAAAGAAGCCCATTTGAAAAAAAATTATATAATTACTTTGCGAAAAATTTCATGAAGGTATATAATTTCGAAGATGGAATATTGGAAGATTTTAAAAAAATTAAATTTCCTAAAAATTCTATCATTTATTCTAATATGGTTGTTGTTGGTGATAAGTATAAAGCGAATATGGAAATGGATGACGAAAATGATAAGATTTTGTTTCTTGCTAATAAATTTAAAAATAATAAGGATATTATTTTTCTTTATAATTCGGATGATAAAACATTAAAGATAGCTAATTACAAATTACTAAGTCCTGTTATAGGAGAATACTTTCCAAAAACAGTTTTTAGCAAAGAAGATGCTATAAAGTTAAAATTTCCAGTTATAGCGAAACCGGAAGCGGGACATAGTGGTATAGGAATTAAGAAATTTGATTCGTTTGAAGAATTATCCGAATTCGAAAAAAAAGATAAGAAGCATAAATTTGATTTATATTCCGAATGTATTGACTTCAAGAGGGAATATAGAGTTCTATTTTTTCAAGACAATATATTTTCTTTAGCAGAACGAGTTGCTTTGGATGGAGCCGCTACTATTTTCAATAAAAAAATAGATGAAAAAAATGATTTTTGTTATGTTCAACAAAATATAAACAGATTCCCTTACATAGAGGAGTTGATAGAGGTAGCACATAAAGCAAACAATTTAATGAAATTAAATACCTTTTCTTTAGATTTTTTTATAACTAATGACAACAAAATTAAAATTATAGAATGTAATGCTGGTTCCGGTCTTCCATTTTATCAATTTGTTTGTATGTATGAAACAATTCTCGGAACTTATGATATTGTTTTAAACCAGAATAAACAAGAAAAGCTTCAAAAATTAAAAAATGTTTTCTTGGATGATTTCGGAAAACAATTCAAAAAGGAAATTGAATATTCCTTATATCCACTAAATCATTTTGGATTTTTTCCAAGAGATTTGGAACAAGATTTCTTAAAACATCAAGATGAGTATATGGAAGCTGATGAAAAAAGTGGAGTATTCACTAATATAAAATTAAACCCGAAACGATGACTAAAGAAGCCTTACTCGCAGATATAGTGGCGGAACTTACCGGTTCAGGAACTCTTCCACAGCTTCTCAAGGATGCTGAAATAATACGTGTTATTGAACAGACCAAAAAATATTTCTATGATCGTTATCGATATGCAACAGAGGATCAGCGATTAATTTTACCAAGTAGTATATTCGGAACACAAGAATTTAAACGTTCCCGTTCTATAACATTACCGGATAATTTTTTATCTGTTCATAAAGTTAAAGAAATTAAAAGTAATGGACGGTTTAATTTCATAGATAAGGATTTCAGTGAAGCAAGGATGATGGCGTCAAGTGTATATATAGATAATTCAATGGGTGATGATTTAGTTCTAAGAGTTGCGCGTGCCCAGATGATAGATTTAACAAAGATTTTTATTGTTGATGACATAACATATTCATTCAATAAAAACAATAAAAAATTACAGATTTTGGGTAGAGATCCAAAGCTAAAAGTTCTTGTAGAAGGTATGGTGGGAATTGAAGATGATAAATTAATGGAAGACCATTATTTCATTCGTTACTGTCATGCTAAAGCGAAAGAAAGTTTTGCTCGGATAATTGGTATGTATAAGTTTCCTTTACCAGGTAACGTGGAAATTGATGTCGACTCATTACGAAGTGAGTCAGAAGCAGAATTAGAAAAAATAGAAGAATATTTGATATCATCCGACCCAATGGACTGGTTCATAACTTTTTAAAGAATTAAAAATAACGGAGTTTAAAATGGCTGAATTTAAAAAATACATTCTTGGTTTTGAAGAGTATGTAGAACAGCACGGCGGAGCGCCAAAACCACCTCAAAGAAAAAGAAAAAATGATGACGATGAAGAAGTCGTAGATAAAGATAAAGATGCAGATAAAGACACAAAAGACATAAATGATGATGAAGAAACTGATTCTGTTGAAACAGAAGACGATGATGCAGATGATAACATCGATCCAGATTTTGATTCTGATATGGATAATTTGGAACCTGATTCAAAAGATAACTTAAAAGATGATATAGAGGATCAAGAAAAAGAACCCGACATAGCACCGAAAAAGAAAGTAAAAGAAAATGAAACTCATGGTCGTCCAGTTCAAAACGGAAGCCATAAAGGTAGTAGTTTTCTAAAGACTGACCGGAACGAAGTTCGAAAATCTTTTGGTAATTCAGGACAGAATAAATATACTTCGCGATAACTAAATATATATAAATATGATATCAGAATTTTGGTTTCGTGATCCATCGGATCCCAGACATAGAAGTGATAAAATTGAAACTGGTTCAGAATTAGAAATGGTTCTGAACCAAATTAGAATGATTTTGCTTACCAACAAAGGTGAGGTATTAGGCAATTATAATTTAGGATTAGATCTTGAAAGTCATCTTTTTGAAACTGGATTCCGTGGTGATACCATAAGAAAAGAATTTTTGGCACAAATTCAACATTATATTAAAAACACAAGTTATAATATAGATGTGGAATTCGACTTTAGTACAGATGGAGTTAAGGATACAATTTACCTGTACATCACTCTAAACAAACAACGAGTAATTGGATATATTCTTTAAAATTATTTATTTATGGATTTTTTCAAAAAACAAAATATTAGATATACTAATCTAGTTAGGGATGTAAAAAATTACATCAAGAAGATTTATAATCAGTCGGAAGATGTATTTACCTCAGCAAGTCCTTATGGTCAGCTACTGGACGTCCAAGAACGTCTGATGCAAGAAAATCTTTTTTATATTGAAGATTCTATAACTGAACTTTCTATAACTTCTGCTCAGCGTGCTAATTCAATTTATGGACTCGCCCGCCTTGCCGGTTACGATCCAATGAGAGCAACCGCCGCGATGGGAGAAATTTCAATTGTTCCTACCGGAGTTATTCCTGAGAACATTTCAGGAAATTATTGTATTATTCCTAACTTCAATTCTCTTCTTTGTCAATCAAATGGGCTACATTACTTAGCTATTAATGGTCAAAATGATTTAAAAATTGATATCTATAATGACCGGTCAATAAAGTATTTAAAAATAATTCAAGGAAAGTTTGAAGAACAAACTTTCACCGGTAAGGGTGCTCCACTCCAATCATTTGAAGCTAATCAAATGAATAAGAACATGATTGACCATTTTCATATAAATGTTTATGTGAACGGAGAAAAATGGAAGAAATATGACAGTCTAATAGATATACCGTATGATACTAAAGGTTACCTTGTTAAAACAGGCATGACTTCAGGAATTGATGTTATTTTTGGAAATAAAACTCATGGAGCAATACCGGACTTGGGCGCTAAAATAACTGTTCAGTATTTATTAACAGATGGTTATGCTGGAAATGTTTCAAACACAGACAACATTGAATTTAAATTTGTAGATAATGGATATGATGTTGAAGGTAATACCTTTGACCTTAATGATTTGTTTTATATTAAAGTTTCCAATCCTATTGTTTTTGGTTCCTCCTCAGAAGATATAAATATGACTAAGCTTCTTGCTCCACTGCAGTCAAGAAGTTTTGTTCTTGCACAAACTAGTAATTATAGACAATTTTTTGAACAGATGAAACAATTCTCCCGAATTAATATATGGACAGAGACTGATAAATTTGATCCATACATTGATCTTGTAATTTTTGCTATGCTTGTTCCGGACATTTCAAAATCTTATAAAAGTAATGAAGATTATTTTAGTTTGGATATTACTAAGTTTGCGCTTTCTAATTTTGAAAAATATTCAATACAAAACCAAATAGAACGTTCAGGTAATATGATAATGGGTTCTATACTACATTTCGAGGAACCAGTATTTAAGCGTTATATGCTTAATATTTACATGAACACTTTTAGCGGTTATGACAAGCAAAAAATTCAGGACGAAATTAGAATCCGTCTTTCTAATTATATGACCGCTTATAAAAGAGTTGACTATTTACCTAAATCTGATTTAATTGCAATAATTGAGTCTGTTCCTGGTATAGACTCGGTTTCCATCGAATTTATTTCGGAAGATGTTGAAAAGGAATTAAGATTACTCTGTGATTACGATAATTTTCAAACAAGTTCAATTGGCTTAACATATTCCGATATAGAAAAGATTTCCCGTTTCATGGATAATTATTCATGGTACGAACAAAACACATATGTGTTCGATAATGCTGATTTCCTTCAAAATGATTTAAATTTACCAGCCAAAATAGAAGATTTGAATATAAACACTAAACTCCGTTATATTCTTTCTCTTGAAACTGTTCAAAATTATATAAAAAATTATATTGATTATAATGGTGATATTATTTTACAAAAAAATGAAATACCTCTTATTCGTGGAAATTGGTATGATAGATACGGTAGAATAGTTAGAGATTCAATCACTACCAATTTACTAAGTTGTGTTAATTTTTATTTCAAGAAAGAAAATTCAGAATATCTTGATTATTTTGATAATAAAATATTAGTTTCTAGTTTACGAAACGATTCAAAATAACTTAAAAAAATAAATGAGCTGGATTTTTAAAAAAAACAAGACCCATTACAAACAAGGTTACTATATTCCAGAAAACAAAGAAAAATATGTGGGTAATGCTCAACAAATATTTTTCAGAAGTTCTTGGGAGCTGAAATTGATGATTTTTTTGGATAGAAATCCATTAATTGAAAAATGGGCATCCGAACCTTTTCCTATACAATATATAAATTTAGGTGATAAAACAAAACATAAATACTACATTGATTTTTGGGCGATAACCGGAGGAAAAAAATGGTTACTTGAAGTTAAACCAATTGCTGAATGTTTTCCACCAAAACAATTAAATGCACTAAATGAAAAACTAACAACTAAAAAAATACAACGATATAATAAAGAATGTTTAACATATATCAGAAACATTTCCAAATGGAAAGCAGCTAAACAGTTTTGTGATTCTCAAGGTTGGATTTTTTATATTTTTTCTGAAGATGATTTCAAAAAATTAAACATTAAAACTTAATTATTTTTAAATGGCGATAAAGTCCGGTTATTACGATAAGCACTTCGGTTTAGAAGAAGAGATAAATAACATAAATCATAGTATTTTAGAAAATTTATCTACTTATTTTTGTACTGATTCACATAAAACATATACTTATTTTGAAGGAATTTGGTATTCTGATTTAGATGGAGTTTCTTCTTTGCCTGTTATTGGTCCTACTGGACCAACCGGACAAATGGGACCAACCGGATCAGATGGTTTGGATGGTGTTCGTGGTGCGGTTGGACCAACCGGACCAACCGGAGCGCAAGGAGCTGCCTCAATAATTACTGGACCAACAGGACCAACAGGACCTGTTTCTAATATTAAAGGACCAACAGGACCAACCGGGAATCGAGGCATTGCTGGTGTTTCTATCACTGGTCCAATCGGACCAACAGGACCAACCGGAGCGCAAGGAGCTGCCTCAACTGTCACTGGTCCAACAGGACCAACCGGAGCGCAAGGAGCTGCCTCAACTGTCACTGGTCCAACAGGACCAACAGGAGCGCAAGGTGCTGCC